TGGTATTGATTGACACTCCTGTTTATAAAGACATTAGAAAGAAAATGTGCCGAATTATAGATGGATGGGAGGAATGACGGGTGGAGATAGAGGATTGCAGGGTTTGGGATAGCAGAGTGACGAAGTTGTGGGGAACGGACGGATGTATAAAGATAGATGCAAAGGAAGAGATTGAAGAATATTTGAATTTATTGGAAAATTGATTTAATATGTAGCGAAATAAACGAAAAACAGGTGATATTATGCAAGAAGCTGAAAATATGATGGAAGATAAAGCCGAGGGCGGTATGGAAGAAGGAACGTCAATCGAACTTTTAATTGCGCCAGATGGAACCATGTCTGTCACAAGTGAAGATGAAAGTGAAAGTGAGAATGAGTCAGAAGAAGATTATAAGCCAGTCAAAAGCTTGGATGAAGCATTGATGATGATTAAACAGATGGCTGAGAGTATCTTAGGTCAATCAGGGCAGACAGAAGACGAAGCATATAAAGCAGAGATGAAACAGCCGATGGGCGGTGAGTCACATTGAGCGTAACGATTGAAGTAGATGCGGAGGAAATGCGGAAGTCGTTAGCAAACGATGGTGTTGAGAAACTTGCTATTGAGATACCAGGGGCAATCAATATCGCAGATGCAAAGTGTGTTGAATGCGGTAAAGATGCTTTTGATGATGTTGATGCCATCAAGCTTTCAGCATTACTAGAAGGTGCGGCATATGTCCATACGTTGGCTTGTGTTGCGTTGGATAAAGGCGACGACATTCGTAAAATGGATGTTCCAGAGATGATTAAAAAAATGATTGAATCGTTTGGAGGGGATGATGAAGAAATTCCTAAAGAAGGTTGATAATGACACATGGCTTTATGTAGCAGTGTTCATTGTATCAATAATTGTGTTAGCACTGTCAATCTAATGCTTTATATGCTAATTGCTATTACAGCTGGGTTTACAGCACAATTCACAGAGATTGCAGGCATGATTACAGGGATTGATTCGATACTTTTTTTTCCAGTATTTGTTGGTATAGCAGTTTACGGCATGATTAAAGTTAAAGGAGCGTAAAATGGGGTCAATATTACAGCACAAGAAACAGTTAGAAGACACTATGAAAGGGTTGTTTGGTGGCACTGAACCAGCTAAAGCTAAGCCCAAGAAGAAAAAGAAGCTAACCTACGACATGAAATTGGGAATCGCCATGTCTGATACTGACGCAGGTACTTACATGCGAAAAAGAGGGCTTGATCCTGAAGCCTTCGATATGGAAGGAATGTATTGATGTTGATTATTTGCATCGGCAGTGGTAAGCTATCGGTACATCCCAGTAGATGAGATAGAGGGTTGCTCCTCTATCGTACTGGATGGAATTAACCTACTGGAGATTTCACATGGACAACTTTCCAAAGATTAAAGCAACTGCAATGTCGCTTGCTCATCGTAAATTGGTGCAGGGTATCGGGGTGAACGACTCATGGTTTGTTGTGTGCCTGACTATTGATGGTAAAAGAATGATGTATCAGCCGTACCGAACGTGGGTGGATATGCTTGAACGCTGTTATAGTGCCAAATATCAACAGAAAAAACCAACATATATCGGCTGCACAGTGTGCAAGGAGTGGTTGACGTTCAGCGCGTTTGAAAAATGGATGCTAACGCAAGAGTTCGGTGGGTTAGCACTTGATAAAGACATCATAAAACAAGGGAATAAAGTCTATTGTCCAGAGTACTGCCGATTTATCCCGCAGGCATTGAACAATTTGTTGACTGCCAATAATGCTGTACGTGGTTTATGCCCGATGGGTGTAAGCTGGCATAAACGGCATAAAAAATATAGAGCAGCAATCAGAATAAACGGCAAAACCAAACACCTTGGTCTATTCAAAACACCAGAGGAAGCAAAAGCTGGATATGACCGCGCTAAGTATGCAGAAATTCACCGTTATGCGCTAATGCAGGATGACCCGTTAATCAGAGATGGATTGCTCAAGTGGGTGGTGGAGTGATTGGCATGTTATTGCGAATAGTGTATGGTTGAGTTTTAGAAATAAACGAACAAGGTGGTATAAATGGCTCGCCCTTCGAAATACAGCCCAGAACTGGTGACAGAGATATGCAAAAGGCTAAGCAATGCAGAGCCGTTGGCTGTTATTTGTCGAGATGCACACATGCCTTGTGTGGATACAGTTAGAGCGTGGGGGAAGAAGCGTGATGATGTTTCTCTTGCCATCGCGCACGCACGCGAGAGCGGAGAAGACTACTTAGCAGCGGAATGTCTTGGTATTGCTGACTTTGCATCGAATGATTACATGAAGCGAGAAGGTGAAGGTTCAGAGGGGTATCGCCTGAATGGTGAGAATATACAGCGTTCAAAGCTGCGCATAGACACAAGACTCAAGCTACTGGCGAAATGGAATCCTAAAAAATGGGGTGAAAAAGTAGCTATCGGTGGTGCAGAGGATTTGCCAGCAATCAAGCAAGATGTGAATGTAACCCCAGAACAGGCATATATGCTTGCTATTGAAGGCAAAAAGGCAGATTCGTAAGTTGCTGAAAAATAAAGGTGAAATGATGATGCTTCACTACGAATATACAAGGGTGTCAGATGACTAAAGCATTCAGTTTCAAAGACCCTGACTACTCAATTATATTCAATGAAAGACTAAGTAAGCTTAAAAACCTACGCAGCAACCCTCAATTAGTTCAAAAAACAAAAGAGTTCTATGCTGAAAACCCCGCACAATTCATTTATGATTTTGGTATGACGTTCGACCCGCGTAATGTAGAAGTTGGATTGCCAGCGTATATACCATTCGTGTTATTTGAGAAACAAGAAGAATACATAAACTGGCTGTATGATTTATGGAAAGGCAGGGAAGATGGGCTGGTGGAAAAGTCGCGTGATATGGGCGTATCTTGGTTATGCGTTGCGTTTGCTGTATGGATGTTTCTATTTCACTCAGGCACAGTGGTTGGTTTCGGCTCACGCAAAGAGGAATATGTAGATAAAATTGGCGACCCGAAGAGCCTATTCTGGAAAATACGCATATTTATCAAGATGCTCCCAAAGGAATTTATCCCGAAAGGCTGGGATGAGAAGAAGTGCGCACCATTCATGCGTATTATTAACCCTGAAAATGGTTCGTCTATAATCGGCGAAGCTGGCGATAACATTGGACGCGGCAACAGGACTTCAATCTATTTCAAAGATGAAGCAGCTTTCTTTGAGCATGCTGACGCTATTGATGCAGCATTATCGCAAACATCTAACTGCAAGATTGATGTATCAACACCAAATGGCTCTGGCAATGCGTTCTATCGTAAAGCTCACGAAGGAAAGATAAGCAAATTTGTATTCGATTGGCGTGACGATCCACGAAAAGGCAAGGATTGGTATGATAATCAATGTAAGATTCTGGATAAGATTATTGTTGCGCAAGAAATCGATAGGAACTATGAGGGTTCTGTATCTGATGTTCTCATTGATGGTGAGACTGTAAATGCCGCAGCTATGCGCGGAGCAGCGGATGTTGAAGCTATTGGTAAGTTATATGTAGGCGTTGATGTTGCTAGATTTGGTGATGATAGCAGCGTGATAACATTCAGACGCGGAAGATTACTTATCAATCAAATTGTTCTGAATAAGATGGATACAGTTCATGTAGCATCTACTGTAAGAAAAGAGATTAAGAACTTTGGTGAGAAGCCGTGTCAGATTGCAGTTGATGTAATCGGCATTGGTTCAGGTGTTGCGGACATGCTTAGGGCATGGTTTCCTGATTCTATAAACAATCGCACTGGCAAGAAGGTAAGGATTGTGGAGGATGTAAACTGCGCTATTCGATTAAGTGATGGTGAACATTACAATCTAAGGGCTTTAATGTGGAATGAAATGAGATTATGGCTTAAAACAGCGTCAATACCAAATGACTACGACCTCAAAAGCGAGCTGACAGCCTTAAAATATTTCTATCGTGGCGGAGAAATGCTGTTGGAGAGCAAGGATTCAGCTAAGAAGCGTGGCGTTAAGTCGCCTGACAGGGCTGACTCTATAGCCCTGACCTTTGCAGTACCTGTTATACCAGAGGTTAAGGCTAAGATGCCTAGAATCAAACCTCCAAAAATTACAGTTTCTGGGATGGGAATGTGAAATGTCTTGCATTTATATTTTTAAGTATTTACTATTGCATGTGATGCCATTGTCGCTAGACAACGGATAGCCCATAGATGGGGGTGTGCCTTAAGTGGCACATCCAGAAATTAGCCAACGCTGTGAAGCGTGAGCAAACAATCGAAAGATTGCCCTTTGATGGAGTGTTTTTTTGAATACTGATGTTTCAGACGATACGACTAAAGCAGAGCATTCGCACGAAATGCTGCGTATGCTGGCTGACCGTCAGATGATGAAAGAGCAGCGTTTAACTAAGCTGGGTGAGGCTGTTGGTAAGAAGCGCGATGCAGCGGTTAAAGCAAGGCAAGTATCAGGCATTGAGCGTATCTGGACGGAAGACGCTGAATACTACGAAGGCATTGACGATTCTAATCGTGCAAATAGCGAATACACTAAATCATTGTCGGCAAATGGCGGACTAACAAGCAGCGCATCAGCAGGAAGCAAAGAAGAAAACGGCGAATGCACTGCATTTTTCAATGCTATCCGTCAATTTGTTGATTCAGCATCAGCAAGATTGGGTGATATTCTATTACCTGCCACAGACTGGAATTTCGCAATTAAAGCAACGCCTATCGTAGATATGGATAAGATTCGCGGGTCAGTCCAGCAAGTAGTTGATGGTGATAATACTCCAGTAAATAACCCAGATGGAACTCCCCACACTTTGGGTCAATTCGCAGCTAAAGAAGAAATTGACGCAGAAGATAAAGTAAAGAAAGCAGAGACTAAGATAAAAGATTACTTAGTTGAATGTCAGTATAAGTCAGAAGTCCGTAAAGTTATCGAAGATGCCGCCAAGATTGGCACTGGCATTATCCGTGGGGCATATCCTGTTCGCCGTAAATCAAAAGCTGTTATTGATGACGCATTGGTTGTTGAGTACAAAATATCCCCATCATCAAAAAGAGTTGATCCGTTTAATTTTTTCCCCGATGGTAATTGCGGTGAGAATATTCACGATGGTTCGCATGTATTAGAGCGAGAATATCTAAGCGCAGGGCAATTAAGAGAGCTTGCCGAGTCACCTAGCTATCATGCAAAAGGTATTAAAAAGGTTCTTGAGGAAGGCGCAAACAAGAAATATGCGGACGGAAGGTTAGAACAAGCCACACAAGATGACGATAGGTTCGAGGTTTGGTATTACTACGGCGAGATTGAAGCAGAAGATTTAATCGCGTGCGGATGTAAAGAGTTTGACAATGAAGACGATAACTCAATGAAGTTTGCTCATGCAGTTGTTGTGCTAGTAAATGATACAGTTATTAAAGGGTATATGAACCCGAACACAAGCGGCGAATTTCCTTATGACGTTATGCCGTGGCAAGCGCGCGCAGGCTCACCGTTTGGAATTGGTGTAGCAAGGCAAGGTCGTGTTGCTCAAGACATGCTGAATGCCTCCGCACGCGCTTTAATGAAGAATACAAGCCTATCATCAGCACCGCAGATCATATTAAAGCAGGGTGTAATCATGCCAGCAGATGGAAATTACAATATGTATGGCGGCAAAACATGGGTAGCAGTTGAGGACGAAGGCGTTGATAAGGTAGCTGACGCTATTCAAATCGTTAATATCCCATCTAATCAAGGTGAGTTAGTCAATCTTATCAATCTCGCAAGCAAGATGATGGAAGACGCAACAGGTGTAACATTCTTATTACAAGGTCAACAAGGCAGTGCGCCAGATACGGTTGGTGGCATGGAATTACTTCATAAGAACGCTTCCGCATTACTTCGCAGAATTGCACGCATATTTGATGAGCGTATTACAGAGCCTCATATCCGCCGCTATTACGAGTGGATTCTTATTCATGGTGAAGATGATGAGAAAGGCGATATGCAGATTGAAGCCATTGGATCTTCCGCATTGGTTGAACGTGAAATTCAATCCATGCAAGCAGCGCAAATCCTGCAAATGTCACTTAATCCAGCATTCGGTTACTCGCCTAAGAAAGCAGCGGATGAAGTTCTTAAGTCTTGGAAGTTTAATCCTAAGAGCTTTGAATTGTCCGAAGAAGAAAAACAGCAGGCACAACAAGCTCAACAACAAGTACCGCCTATGCCGCAGGTTGAAGTTGCCAAGATTAACACTCAATCACGCGAGAAGATTGCTGATATGCAAATGCAGTCGAATGAACGCAAGATGGTTGAGGACTTAGACCGTGACGAAGCGTATCAAGAAACTATGAAAGAGCGTTCAGCGCAAGACTTCCAAGCAAAACGTGAAGAATTACGCCTTCGCCGTGAACTAGCTATTATGGACTATGCGAATAAGAATGAACTTAAACTTGCAGACGTTAAATCCCAGCTTGCGAATACAGCTATGAAGCTGCGCACACAGAAAGAATTAACGAATATGGATGGCAAAGCCCCACAGGTTGTAACTCCAGCAGTTGAACCCGTTGGACGTGCGCCCGATGGCGAGGCATTTACTAAATGATCGCCCCTAAACAATTTGAACTGACCAACGAAGATTTAAGGACTTCGCTTTGGTTAAAGCTGAAAGAGCATCTTGAAACACAGTTGCAATCAGCGCGAAAGAAAAATGATGCAGTACAGAATATTGATGCTACCAATATTCTGCGCGGAGAAATCCGCAGTATTAAACGAATTTTGGCTCTAAATGAACCAAAAATATCAGTGAGCAACCTAACGGCTGCAAACAGGAGTAGTAAATGAGTGTGAACGTAGATAAAACCGAAGAAAGCATCGAGGATGCAGCATACTTAGCTGAAATGTCAGAACCACTAGGCGCAGACGTTGAAGAAACGCCCGTGCAAGAAGTTGGAGAGACAGAAGCAGAGGATGTTCAGGAAGAAGAATTACAAGAGCCTGAAAGGGTTGAAGTGTTTGCTGGATATACAGAGGATGAAATCAAAGAGAATTTTGCACGCTTGGATAAGATGCAGAGGTCTATTGATACAACCAATGGAACATTCGGCAGCAAGTTTGCAGAACAGCAAGCTACTATTGAAGCATTAAGGGCAGCGGGCGCAGTTCAAGGAACTGGCGCGATTTCTCAAGATGTGATTGATAGGCTTAATGATGAATTTCCTGAATTAGCAGAAATCTTTGCAGGCGGTGATACGGAATCACAACCCGATATTGCTGAACCGACCGAGTTAGTTCGAGATGAGCGCATGGATGCGTTTCTCGCAAGACAAGCAGAGAAAGAACAGCAATATGAAATCCAAATGCTTACTGATAAGCATAGTGATTGGAAAGAGACTGCAATGTTTTCAAAAGGAGATAATGGCATTATTACTTGGAATGATCCAAGTTTCGGCTATTTCGTTTCCCAACTTCCACAAGACGAACAAAACACGATATTAAACTCGTGGGATGCTGGTTTAGTGAGTGAAGTAATTGACAACTACAAAGCGTCGATTTCCGAACAACCAAAACAAAATAAAAAACCTAAACCATCACTTGAGGATGCAGTCCGACCTACGGCATTGCATGGCAGTCAAAAGCCAAGCGCAATAGATGAGGAAGATGCTGCATACAGAGAGGAAATGGCTAGACTCTAAGGAGATAGCAAATGGCTATTCAATCGTTCGCCCTAACACCACAGCGTGTAGGAATTATCAAAGGTCGCATCTTAAAACATGCGATGCCAAAAATCGTACTTGGTACAGTAGGCGTTAATGACGACTTCAAACCAAATACAGGCGACATAGTAAAATATCGTCGTTTCTTAAATAAAGGCATGACTGCCGCACAGCCTAACCGCTTCTTCCCAGACGGTGCTGGCGATCGCGCTACTCAATATGCCGCAGGACATCTAACGGCAGAAGGTGTAACGTCCGCAGCAGAAAACATCACTGTTCAAGACATTACCCAAACGCTTAACCAATACAACGTATTGTATGGCTACACAGACCGTACGTTCGACTTGTATGAGGATGACATTCCTAAGCAGATGACACAGTTGGTTGGTGAACGTACGGGTCTTGTGCATGAAATGGCTTTGTTTGGCGTGCTGAAAGGCTGTACCAACAAGTTCTACGGTGGTACTGGTATCTCTCGTGGCACTGTTAACGGCACAATTAGCCTGATTGGCTTGCGTAAAATCGCTCGCTCAATGCTTAGTAACCATGCAACAAGCATTTCTAAAATGGTACAGCGTATTCCTGCTTCTGGCTTGTATGGTACAAGTGCAGTTGAAGCCTCTTTCCCTGTATTTATTTCTTGCGACCTTCATCCTGATATTCGTGATTTGCCTGGTTTCGTCCATGTTTCTCAATACGGCGATCCTAATCGCGCCGTAGCTGGTGAGTTCGGTACTTGTGAAGAGTTCCGTTTTGTCTCATCACCTGAATTAGTAGCAGTTCAGGACATTGGCGCAGCAGTTACAGGTACTGTACCTCTATTGCTATCTACTTCTGGCACATTCGCAGATGTTTATCAAGTGGTTGTCGGTTCGTCCGATGCTTGGGGCCATATCGGTTGTAATGTCAAAGGCGACAATATCACTGCAATGACACCTGGGCAGAAAGACAAAGCTGATCCACAGGGTCAACGCGGCTATGTTGGTACTAAGTTCTACTACAACGCTGTTATTTTGAATGACCTTCAAATGGCTGTATATGAAGTAGGAACAAACGCACTAGCTTGATAAGCTAGTAAGCAGGATTGGGGCTTAATTGCCCCTTTTCTTAAATAAATTTTAGGAGACTGACATGCCGATGTAACAGGTGTAGCTTATACAAATAACTAAATGCAGTATATTAGTGGGGCGTAACAGCCCCATTGATTAAATAAAAGGAGAAACAAATGGCAGATAATACTACCAAAGGTAAAGCAGCCACTACGCGCAAGCGCAGAGCTTCTATCAAGACCGAAGATGTAACAAACACAGATGAAGTAGTTATTGACGCTTCATCGAATATCGCATTGGATGATATTGACCGTCCTGACCTTGCCGTGGTGACAGGTGAAGACATGGAATCGCCTCACGTTCAGGAATATGTTAAAGAATTAGCATTTATGAATGAAAAAATAACCATTATGGTTCCTGAATCGTCCGACCCAAATGCTATCAATCCAGTTTTAGCAGGTGTAAACGGTGAAATACGCGCATTTAATCGTGGTCAAGAATATACAGTTGAAAGGAAATTCGTTGATTCACTTATTAAACACGAAGATAAAGTAACAACAAGGCAGTATAAGGATACAGAAGGACTAGACCAAACGGAAATTGTTCGCAAGCCAGTTTTGAAACATCCAGTTGCAATCATTAACGACCCGTCAGGTGAATCAGGTCGCAGATGGTTTAATTATGTTTGCAATAATTAAAAAGTAAAAGGATGAAATAGATGAGTACGTTTTTTGAATTGTCCAAGCAGTTACGCGATGAGTGTGGTGTAGTAGGTACTGAAACTACAGTTGTTAATGCAACTGGAGAATGGAACCGCCTTGTTGTTTGGACTAGAGAAGCGTGGTCAGAAATCCAGCAACTACATGAACAGGAGTGGCTTTGGATGCGCAAGCCATTCTCTTTCAGCACAACCTTAAACGTAGGGGAGTATTCCCCTGCGTATGCTGGAATCACAGATTTTGCAGCATGGCGTTTGAATACTTTGCGCACCTACCTGACCGCACAAGGATTGGGTGATGAGCAACGGCTATCAGTTATGCAATATGATGATTTCAGAAACATTTATCTATTCAATCAGACACGAGTTACTTACACGCGACCAATTCAAGTAGCACGCGCACCCAATAATAATTTACTAATTGCCCCTGCCCCAAATGATGCATATACAGTCTTAGGTGATTATCAGAGTTCAGTTCAAACACTAGCGGCTGATGCAGATATTCCGTATATGCCAGCACGCTTCCATAGGCTGATTGTTTATAAAGCAATGATGGACTATGGGGCATTCTATGCAGCACCAGAGGTTTATAATCGCGGGCAACAGAAATATAAGAGCATGGTTTCTAAATTGCGTTTGGATCAATTCCCAATGATTCAGCGCGGAAACTGCATTATATGAAAATGCCACCGACCAAGTTTGACACCATTACGATGAACGGCGGCTGGAATCAGACAGCCCCAATCCTATCTCTTCCAAATGGCGTTGTTCGTGATGCTTTGAACTTTGAATGTGCTGTTACAGGCGGATATACAAGGGTTCAGGGGTATGAAAGGTTTGATGGCAAGTTTGCGCCATCGAATGCGGCTGCGCATGTTATTTATATTGATTCTTTTGTGAATATTCCAGCTATAGGTGACATCATAACTGGGCAGGTTACAGGTGCTACAGGTGAAGTTATTGCTATCGGTGCAGATTATATAGCGATAACGAAATCAGTCTTGTCCTTTAATAGTTCAGAGCAGGTTAAATTCGGGGCTTTAATAGTTGGAAATTCAATTCCTCCAACATCACCACTTACATCAAAAAATGCAGCAATCTATAAAGCAGCAGCAGCAGACGTTTACAGGGCTAATATTGGTGCAGTACCTGGATCTGGCGGATTACTTGGTGGATTTCTATATAATGACATTGTTTATGTATTCAGAGCGAATACAGCCGCTACAGCAGCAGATATGTATAAATCAAGTGCTTCGGGATGGGTGAATGTACCATTTTATGATGAAGTTTATTTTACAGCAGGCGGCATTGGCGTGCCTGCGGATGGCGACACATTAACCGAAGGTGGCGTTACATCGACAATCAAGCGTGTTGTATTGCAGTCTGGGTCATGGGCGGCTGGTGATGCAACAGGTAAGTTTATTATTTCAGCAATAGCAGGTGGCAATTATTCAGCAGGTGCAGCCACGGCAGGAGCAGTTGCGGTAACTCTATCTGGCATTGAAACTGCAATATCATTGTCTGCTTCTGGAAAAATAGAATACAAAATTGGCAATTTTTCTGGCGGTACAGGCACTAATAGGGTTTATGCTTGTAACGGCGCGGATAGGGCATTTGAATTTGATGGCACTACTTTAGTGCCTATAGATACAGGTACTTTGCCCGATACTCCTAAGCATTTAGCGATTCATAAAAATTTCCTATTTCTTTCTATCGACACATCACTCATATCTTCCGCACCAGGGCTTCCTTATAATTTCACGGCTCTATCTGGGGCAGGCGAGCTTGCAACAGGTTATCCAATTACAGGTTTAGAAGTAATGCCTGGCAATCAATCAACAGCTACTATGATGGTAACTTCGCGTTCAGTTGATGGTGTTCATCTACTCTATGGAACAGCTTGGTCTAACTTCAATTATGTGCCATACGTTGGCGCAGGTGGCGGCGCACTTGATTATACGATTCAAAATATGGCGCAAACTTACATGCTTGACGACCGTGGAGTGATTGGGCTGCAAACAACATTGAATTTTGGTAACTTTGATGCATCAGCTTTATCATTCAACGTGAATACATTTATCAATGCGAACAAAAATAACGCTTCTTGTTCAACAGTTGACAGGTTGAAGTCGCAATACAGATTATTCTTTTCTAACGGTTCAGCCCTGTATTTTACGGTTATCAATGGGAAACTTAGTGGCATCATGCCAATACAATTTCCTGATAAGCCGTACCAAGTATTTGAAGGAAGGTTTAATAACGGCACGCAAGGTACATTTATGTGTACGGACAGCGGATATTTAATGCACATGGAAAAAGGCACATCTTTTGATGGTGCTGACATAAATGCTTTTGTAACTCTAAACTACAATTCGCAATCCTCACACATGGTATTGAAGCGGTATCGCAAATGTTCGCTAGAAGTCTTTGGATTGAGCTATGCAAACATTTCTTTTGGCTATTCACTGGGATATGGAACATCACGCATTTCACAACCTGCATCCAAAACCTACGCATCAGATGCAGGAGCAGCAGTACAATGGGATGCATTTGTTTGGGATTCATTTGTTTGGGATGGCGTTGACATTACCCCATTCAACATACAAATGGATGGAACAGGCGAGAACGTTGCGCTAACGTTCAAATCAGGCACAAATTATTACGAACCCTTTACGCTAAATACAGCAACACTAAATTATACGCCCAGAAGGGCATTGAGGTAATATTATGGGAATTAATATCAGGAAACAAATGCAAGCAGACGCAGCAGCAAAAGCAGCAGCAGCAGCAGCAGCAGCAGCAGCAGCAGCAGCTCCACCAAAAAACATAAATGCACCATTCACAGTGCCATCAAATACAGTGCCAGTAAATACAACACCATTACAAGCCCCAGCACAAGGCAATAACCCGATTTCTATCCCAACACCTACAGTACACATACCAGCCCCAAAAGTTAATCAGGCGCAACAAGGTATCTTGGCTACACCACAATCATCTACTGCGTCACTTGCGAATACTGTTAATGCCAATGCCGCCTATGCGAATACTGTTAATGCCAATGCCGCATCATCACAGCTAAATAACCAGCAAGGCACGGTTGCAGGGCGCACAGCCTCTATCTTGGATGCTAACTCACCTTTAATGCAGAGGGCAGCGGCGAAAGCTAATATAGCCTCTAATGCAAGGGGGATGCGCAATTCATCTATGGCGGTTGGCGCAGCACAGAACGCAGTTATTAATGCAGCCGCTCCTATCGCTAATTCAGATGCAGCAGCATTCAATCAGTTCCAGCGCGATAATACGCAGAATTTACAGCAAACAAACCTTACGAATGCAGGAGCTGGCAATCGCATGAACGCAATCAACGCAGGAGCACAGCAGCAAGCGAGCCAGTTTAATGCAAGTGCTGGCAATCGCATGAATGCAGTCAATGCAGGAGCGCAGCAGCAAGCGAGCCAGTTTAATGCACAACAAAACAATGCCCTGAACGTTAAAAACGCAGAGCTAAGTCAGCAGGCAAACCAGTTTAATGCGCAGTCGCAGAATAAGATTATTTACGATCAGTTAGGTCAAGCAAATAAAGTTCAGATGGCAAACATTCAAGCAGCTTACAAAAACGAAATGCAAGCCAATGTTACCGCATCCAATTTATTCAATAGCACTATGAACGCATTAAGTATCATTCAGAAAGACACAACCATGAACGCAGGCACTAAACAACGTAATATCAACCAGATGGTGCAGATGCTTAAGAATGGAATGACAGTGTCAGGCGCAATATCTAACCTTAACCTAAATTCGGTATTGAACTTCACATTGCCTGCGGGCGGCTAATATATGATAATCGAACGCACTTTTGATTCTGAATACATTACAAGTATCGCTACACATGATAAGTGTTGGGATGCCTGTTCTGATGACGGAACAGTAGATAAGCTTCTGTATTTTCCACCAATGGATGATGCGATTATATGGCTTAAAGCGGAAGATTGCGGTGTGTTTATGTTGCACCCACATAACTCAATATGCTATGAAGTTCATACAATGCTTCCTCATGCAGGAAAGAAGGCTATTGATTGTGCAAAAGCAGGCATGGAATGGATGTTTAAGAATACAGCGTGCGAAAGAATTATTACCAACGTGCCAGAGTACAACAGAGTAGCTTTAATCTTTGCTAAAAAAGCAGGTATGGAAGTTATAGGAATCAACAAAAAATCTTTTAAGAAAAATGGTGTCCTACATAATCAAACGTTATTAGGATTATCGAAGGAGTTAGTATGCCAGCATTAGTGTTAGTACCAATTATAGCAGGTGGAGCAGGTATAGCAGCAGGGGTTACAGCGGCAGCATTCGGAACAATGACCTTAGCAGGCATCGCAGCAGGCGCAATGGTAGTAGGCGGTGCGCTAACTATAGCGGGTTCTGTAACAGGAAATAAACGCATGTCTAAGCTTGGCGGCTATATATCACTTGCTGGGGGTGTAGGTACTATTGCTAGCAGTCTAGCAGGCAGTGCAGCAAGCACAGCGTCAAGCACAACAGCGGCATCGAGTGTGGCTGATACTGGTGTGTCGGCATCGGCGGTGACGGATGCTGGCTTATCCACAGGTAATGTAGTTGGGTCTACAGCAACAGACACATTTGGGAACGTGCTTGGCAACACAGCAGCACAAACAGGGAGTAATGCAGCATTAGGCGCGGCAGCACAAACAGGGAGTAATGCGTTAAGTCTTTCTACAGGGCTATCCAATTCAGCAGTAGGCGCGGCAGGCACAACAGGCGCGGTAGATGCCATGGGGTCTCTTGCAGGCAATACATCCTCTTTAACAAATCTAGGTAGTGTTGCAGGCGGCTTAGGTAATACAGGTAGTGTTGCAGGCGGCTTAGGTAATACAGGCGGAAACACATCTATGTTATCATCAATCAATAGTAATCTTGCAAAATATGACAAGGTTATGAAACTAGCAGGTGGACTAGCTAAAGGCTATCAAAGTCAGCAGCAGTACAAGCTGGATAAACAAAAAGTACAACTCCTAGCGCAAGACAGAGCTTTAGCACAACAGCAATTTAATACTGCAAATGCAAATGCAAATGCAAACTTTAATGTGAACGTAGGAGCGAAACCTTACACGAGCGGAATGCTATACAAAGGCATTACTCAAATACCATTACCAACACGGAGTATCGCATGAGAAAGATGACTAAACGTAGACAGCGCAAGATTCAGGCACGCAAGATGCGCAAGAAAGCTAATGGTGGGCAACAACGAAGCGGTCAACAAGGCGGCTTTACAATCGACCCTGCCTTGATTGAGAAGCATATCCTTGATAAAGCAGGCGAGTTCGCGGGTAAGATTCAGCGCACCGTATTAGCTGGTGAAAAGGTGATGTTTTCTAAAGAGACTCACGATCAGTTGTTTGGCTCTATTGATGGAAGCCATCCTTTAAGTGACCTTTTAGGCACAGCGGCTACAGGCATGATGATTATCTTATATAATGAGAGTAAAGGCACAATGCCTGGTGAAGTAATCATTCCAGCAGGTACAATTCTATTAGCTAAGGCTGCCAAGTATATTGATGAGGCTAAGATTGCACCTATTACTGATGATGATTTTATGACTGCATCGGAAATATTTACTGTATCCCTTAAGCGTGAATTTGAGAAGATGAGCAAGAATAAAGAAGCGCAAGGGCAACAAGCACCACAAGAACAAGCACCACAAGCATCAAGCGGTGGCATTCTTCAACAGCCTAGTGGCGGTTTACCACAGCAAGGAGCATAGCTATGAGTATGTTCGGTTCAATGTTAGCAGGTGGCGTAACAGCTATGGCAGATGACGCAGACCAAAGAAGCAAGGCAAAGCGTGACGCTGAAATGTATCGACTTCGTAAAGAGGTTGATATGGAGTATAACCAGCGTTTATATGAGCGCAATAAAGGTGATGCGGCTGCCTTGTATAAATTACAGAAAAAAGACGCAGCAGACTTGTATAGTAAGAAGCGGAATGATGCTCTAAGCGACACTAAGAACGCGAACATATATAAGTCAGCCGAAAGCGAAAAAGAACGTGTTGCAAAAAAAGAAACTCGCACATCAAAAGGAAGCAGAGATGAGTTAAATGCAGCAAAGGCAATCCTTACACAATCGCAAGCGGCATTAAAGAACGACGACTTAACACCAGAGGAAACAGCTTATTATAAAGGTAATGCTAGAGATGCCTATAATGTTCTTAGAAAAAAAGGCGGGCTTGGAGAATTTAAGCAAGAAGATGCTCCGAAGATTAGCTGGGATAGTGCGCTAAGTCGGGCTACAGCAGAAGCCAAGGATAAGGCTACATGGTCACATTCGGACGAAACCGATTTTGGAAAAGCAGGAAGGCAGGCATGGATAACTAATCGCGCCAAGCAAATTCAAGGTGGCAGCGGAATGCTTGAAATGCCGAAAGTAACAAAATCTAATGGTCGGAATAGTAGCGTTGGTAATACCATTAAGGTTCCATCAGGAACAAAAGATGGCGAATATACAAATAATGGTGTTACTGTTAGGGTAGTCAACGGTATTGGAACAATAATTAAATAAGTATTGAGGCAACATAATATGTCATTCGATTTTGAATCAGCAGAATACACACCAATAAAAGATAACAAGAAGGAAGGTGGATTCGATTTTGCAAATGCCGAATATAGTAAATTAGATACAAACGATAGCTTTATTGGTGATATGGCAACCAAAGCAGAAATGGGTGTTACGTCCACTATGCAAGGACTGTCATCATTAGTTGGCGCGGAAGGCGCGGCTGATTTTTACAGGAGTGCTACAAACAATCTGAAAAAGGAACTTTCACCTGCACAATCAAAATCCGACAAAGAAGAGATTGCACATAAAGTCGGAGAAGGTAGCTCGTTCAATCCGTTTAATTATGATTGGCAGGCACCAAGCGCGAGAAAAGTATCAGGCATGTTGGCACAATCATTATTCGGAACAGCGGCAGGCATGGGAATTGGCGGTGTAGCTACTAAAGGATTAGCAGTATTAGGGAACGCAGTAGGGCGCGGAGCAGCAGCGGCAGCAGTAAAAGGCGGCACTCCATTGGCGAAACAAGCCGTTAAGCATAAAGGCGCAATTACAGGCGCAGTTGGCTTCGGAATTGGTGAAGGCGTTGTTGGCGCAGGGATGTCAGGCTCAAGTGTTTTTGATGCTGTAATTGCAATGAAGCAAGAAGTAATATCGCAGTCGCCTGAATATCAGTCATTGATTGATAGCGGCATTAAACCTCATGCAGCACAGTTGGAAATTGCCAAGAAAGCACGCAATCAAGCAGAATGGAATGCAGGCACAATGACTGCTTTGCTTGGCGCACCAATGGGGGCGGTGTTCGCTGGATGGTTTGGTAGAAAGGCTGTATCATCTTCAACTCTTGGCAAAGCCTTAGAAGGGGCAACACGTAAAGGCAATATCATACTAGGCGCAGCAGGTGAAGGCACTCAAGAATTTACACAGGGAATTGCAGAGCAAGTAGCCCAGAATAAAGCGATTAAAGAATTTGCCAACCCAAATCAAGATATTGGCGAGGGCGTTTTTGAAAATGCCATTAGTGGAGCATTAGCAGGCGGCGTTATGGGCGGCGCAGTTGGGTCAATCGCACCCGTAACCAAAACGCACCTAAAAGAAGCAGCAAGCGAACTCGATGCAGAAAAGGCACAAGCATCCATTGATAATATTCTCGACCCATCAAAAACGCTAGATGAGTCTATCAGAGCAGCAAATGAAGCCACAGATTTAACAGGCGCGGGGTTGCGCAAAGAGCTTGATGCCTTATTTGGCGATACCCCATTAGATGAGTCAAGCCAGCATGCACAAGGTATGTTACAAAAAGCATTGCCAGCACCACAGCAGGTTTCAAGGCGCAATTCAGATGGCACTATCCAGCAGGGAACAGAAGCCGATGTTAAATCACAAGATAATCTTAACCAATGGATGCAGGGATTAGTTACGGTAGCCAACAATGAAGAGGCTATTTCTAGGGAAGCCAGATTAAACCGCAAGGCTCTTGCTGCACCAGAGCAACAGCACGCACTTGGAAATGGAAATACAATAATCGGCACGCAAGTATCGCCAGAAGGTATTGCAAGCCCACTTACTGATGCGCAGGTTATGGAAAACAACCTTGCTCAATCAGCACAAGCAGAAGAAGCAGTAAAAAATGATACAAGTGCCGCTAACGCAATACATGGTCGCGCTCCTATTGGCGGTTATCCGAACATAAACCTTCCTCAAGGTGGCTCGGATGTTACAGCTCCTTCCATTAAAAGAGCGAATGGACAGCCGTTTGCAACCGAGAAGTCTGCAAATATGGCAATTAAAGCCAAGAAGCTGACAGGCACACATGAGGCACAAGCAGTCGAAGGTGGATATGTACTCGCTCCAATAGCTAACTCACCTGCTCAAGCACAGCCGAAAGTAAGCAGTGTAGAGCCTGTATCGTCAGAAAAGCCAGCTATTGAGAAGGCTAAAAGAAAAGTTGCATACGGTGTCGGCAAAGATAAACCGATAGAATTTACCAGCCCACAAGATGTAACTGTACATGGTGTTGATTATTTTGTAGGTAGAAATAAAGACAATGGTCTATGGGAAACAGTCGAGAAAACAACAGGGTTAAGACTTGGAGCTATTGGGGACACAAAGAAAGCAGCCTTAGCTGAATTAGAGCGCATAACCAAAGAGCGTGGTAGCAAAATACTCGAATCATTAGGTAATAATCAAAACCGCAGCCAAGATGAACTGGCGGCTGAATTTTTGAAGCATAATAAGCCTGACGTAAACAAGCTTGGTATATCGGAAACTACTAAAAGCAAAGCGGATGAACAGATAGAGCAAATCGCCCAATCTTATGCAGCGAAATTAGCTGCCAAGCGCGGCGATGAAAATACAGCTGTGCGCGAAATGCACAGAGCCATCGCTAAAGGGATTATAAATAAGGACGCATACGCATTAAAGAACCTCGCGAATGGAGCGAATAAAACAGCCAAAGAGGTATTCACGGAAGCTACTGGGGTAAACCTACCTAAGCAGCAGGGTAAAACATGGGATGCTATCTTAGAGTGGGCTGGTGTAGATAAAGCCGATGATGATGCGTTACAGGCAAAACATAATTCTGAAAGGTTGAGGGAAAAGGTTGTTTCAAAAGCTGATGAAGCCACAGCACTTTGGATTGATAAAGTGGTTAGTGAAGGCTTCGTGGCGATTAAAAAGCATGGTAGGGAGACATGGCTAACAAAAGGGGACGACGGCAAAGCGTACAATCTAAGTGTTCGTGGCGGACATGGCGCATTACTTCTTCCATACTTAAAAGCAAAAATTGCAGAAGCTGAACTATCCAAAGGCAATCTATCTGACGTAACTGGCGAAACAGCCCGTGAAACCACCGTGAAACCCAAAGAAACTACTCCACAGCCTACAAAACAGGCTGAAAGCGTAGAAAAAGCGGTGGTTAAGAACGAACAGCCACCTAAAATATCAGCAAATAAAATATTCACAAGCGATGCCGCTGCCGAAGCTAGAAAGATATTGTTAGCAGGGCTATCTCAAACTAGCGCAGGACTAGACCCCAAGTTAGTACAGGCAGGCATTACGCTTGCGGGTTATCACATCGAGAGTGGGGCGCGAACTTTCGCAGCTTACTCAAAAGCTATGGTTGATGATTTAGGCGATATTATCAAGCCGTACCTGAAACAATTTTATATGAATGTTAAGTTTGATCCGCGTGCTACTGATTTAGCTAGAGATATGGATAGTGCAGCTTCGGTTGAAGCTGCTATAATAGATAACACAGACGGGAAGAAAGAGGTTGAGCATGAAAGAAATGACGCAGGAACAAAAGGAACTGTTAGTGCAGATGATGACGCAGAACATAATCAACCAAGAGTACCAGTTGAGGAACAAGGACTGGATAAGCAAGAAGGAAGAAGCGGAAGTAAGTCAGGCATACAAACAGGACAAAACACTACTAACGCGGCTATTCCGAGCGGTGGGGGTAGAGATGGGTTACAGTCCGAAAATCAAGGATTGGTCGGACACAAAGCCGATGAGCAAAGTAAACGAGATGGCGAACGGACATCTAGCGAACACGGAATTTTATCAGGAGACTCTAGGAAGACTGATGTTAGGGATTTAAATTACAACTTAGAGGATAGCCCTAACATTGCATTGACCCCAGCTAAACGCAGAGATATTAACAATGCCGTTGATGAGATACTTAAAAAGCCAGTCGCAGAAGTAACGCAGGCAGACAAAGAGATTCTGCGCCAATATACTGGGAAAGGCGGATTAAGCTTAGAGGAATCAAAAGATGCTGGTGCGGCAATGTTTAACCAGCACTATACTGACTACAGTACAATTAAAGCGATATTCAATGCGCTAGATTCGGCTGGGATAAAATACAATCGCGTTCTTGAACCTTCAGTTGGGAGTGGTAACTTTATAGGTATGCGCCCAGATGCGAAATGGGATGCAGTAGATATTGATGAGACAAATATCGAAGTTGTAAAACGCTTATATCCACAAGCAAAAGTAGCAACAGAATCGTACGAAACATTTAAGGGTAAAGGATATGATTTAATCATAGGCAACGTTCCATTTGCTTCATTCTCGCAATTAGCCCGTAAACACGCAGCATTGATTCAGCCAAGATTCAAGGCAATTCACAATTTCTTTTTCGCTCAATCATTAAACAAAGTAAAAGATGGTGGAGTTATCGCCTTTATGACTTCCACAGGCACTATGGACGGTTCAACCGAAGCATGGGCATTGCGCAAGCACTTAATGTCAGAGGCGGATGTGATAGGGGCATACAGGCTTCCTATGGGTACACAGAAGGCTAATGCTTCAACAGATGTAATGATTGATATTATCTTTCTGCAAAAGCGTCCTAGCGGGGTTGTATCTAAACAGCAAGCTACTAATGATTCATTTATTAAGCTAGGTAGTAAAGACGGCAATAAAATGAATCAGTATTTTATTGATAATCCAAAGAATATATTGGGCGACTTATCAGTTGGTACAAACATGTACGGCAGAGAAGGATTTATCGTAACTGGTGAAGCAAGATATGATGATATAGCTATCAAGCCACAAACGTATAACAAGAAGGTTAAGAATGTTAAAGGCAAGTTTGCTAATAGAGAAGAAGCACAGGCGTATGCAGATGCTAATAATCTAACCTTCTCTAATCAGTCAGTACCTTATTTTGAGTTAAAGAACGAAACAACAGCAATCGTGGCAGATAAGGCGGTTAGCTTTAGTGAGGAAGAAGGAAGCGGGCTATTCGGGCACGAAGTATCAAGTCTTGCGGTTAAGAAGCTTGCATTATTGCAGCGTATTGAAGATACCCATGATGTAGCATTGATTAAAAAATACCAAGATACATTCACCAAAGCACCACATAAAGATAGGCTTTTAATATCTAGCGCAAAATCCATGTATGCAGATAAGAAGTTAAAGCAATTCCTTAGTTTATTCGATGATTCATTTAATCCAAGTGAGATATTTAGCAGTAAAGTGCGCTTTGAAGATAGTGGTAAGCTTGAAATCACAGCCGATTCGCCATTATTAGATAGAGCCGAAGCTGCGGAAGATGCAGAAGGGGTCATTAAAGAAGGCGCGATTAGCCAAGAAGAAACTCAACATTTATTAGATACTAATGATTATGCCAGAGTTAGCCCTACCACCATCCAGAATGCGCGGTTATATTATGCAGGGAACATTTATAATAAGCTAGACGCGCTTGGTAAAGTGAAGCCAGCGGCGCAGCGTAATAAGCAGAAAGACCGTCTTAATAAAGTATTGCCAGCCAAGATCCCAATGAGCCGCATTACAGTAAGCGGTAAAGAAGCATGGTTGCCAGCAAGTGTTCGTGACATGATAGGTTATCGTGAAAGCTATGACGGCACAGTAGTTCATGGCTCTAACTTGTTTCCAGAACATGACCTGCGCGATATTTATAATAACTATGTTAATAACAGTTCTTTAGTAAAGAAAGGAAAGGACGAATTAGAAAGCTCATTTAACCAGCGTGTAAAAGATGCGCAAGAGCTTCTTAAGAAGGATATTCTGCCAAGAATTAAACATGCTATACATGATAATGGGCTTGATCAGGAAGTAGAGGATGTGTTTAATAGGCGTAATAACTTCTTTGCCGCGCCTGTATTCAATGGCAGTACCATAAAGAATTTACCTACCACGTTCAGAGGTAAGAAATTCACCTTAATGCAGCACCAGCAAGAGGGTTTAGAGCGTCTTATCTATAACAAGCGTGGCGTTCTAGCATTTGCCCCTGGCTTAGGAAAAACTCCTACTGCTATTATTGCAGCGAAACAGTTGCTTGACCGTGGGGTTATGAAGAAGCCCCTGTTTATTGTTCCTGCAAATACCATTCCACAATGGGAAGAAACAGCACGCGAACTATATCCAAACTCTAAAATCTTTGAGTTTCCACGTTATGTACGCGGTGTTAATAAAGGAAAGGTTAAGCCGTGGGCTGCTATGAATGCAGTTGATAAAGAAACAATGGTGAATAACCTATCGAATAATAGATATGACTTCACGTTTATTTCTATGGAGCTTTCGCAAAAGTTCACGCTCCCAGCAAATGATATGCGTAAATATGTGCGCGAACTATTAGAGAGCATCAGCACCAATGAAAAGAGCGATTATGAATTAACCAAGTCACAAATTAGAGCTAAAGAATCAAGGTTGGCTAAACTTAAGATGCTTGAGACAACGTTAATGAGCGATCATGCAGGCAAGGCTCGTGAAGGCTTTGACATGGCACGGCTAGGCTTTGATGCAATTATTGCAGATGAAGTTCAGAACTATAAAAATATAGGCATGCTATCTTCTGATGTTCGTGGCGGGCTAGGCAAAGATTTAGCACTTATCCCAACATTCCCTAAAGGTGCAGATGGAAAGGCTGATAAAAACCAAGACCCTATTGCAGTTAATCTTAGCGGCGCACGCGCTTATGACTTTAGATTTAAGACACAATATATTTCAAGAAAGAACAATGGTAATAACATAATCTTGCTAACTGGCACGCCTACGCCAAACAAACCACTAGAACTAATGACGCTATTACATCATTTAGATACTAAAATTTTGGAAGAGTATGGTGTTAATAGTGTTAATGACTTTGTAGATGAGTTCTTAGAAGTCGGTATGGAAGAAGATGTCCGCGCTGATGGTTCAGTAAAACAAACCCCAGCACTGCAAGAGATTAAGAATATAGAATCATTAAACAACATTATTAAGCGTTATGTTGATTATCGCAGCCCTGAATCTGCCAAAGACCTTACGCGACCAGAGCAAATTGATATTGTTCACCAAATGGAACTAAGCGATGAGGGCAAGGTTGTTTTCGGGGATATACAAGCAAGGCTTATTAAATCAATCGAAGCGGCGCAGCAGAAGCGACAGGGTAATGATGTAGAATCAGAAGAAATTATCCAAATGTATGGCGCAGGGCGTGATGCAAGTATCGACCTTCGCCTTTATAAGCCAACAAGCTTTAGTGATCTAGTAAGTGAAGGCGATGTATTTAAGGATGAGCAGAATCAATCATACTCTAAGATAGCAAAAACAGTTGCATTGGTTGCAGAGCAGGTTAAAAAAGATAGCAAGTCAGGGCAGATTATCTTCTTAGACAGGTTAAAGTTTGCCAATACTGGCGGCTCAACCCATGAGGATATTCGCAATAAGATACTTAAGGCGACAAACTTGAAAGAAACAGAGGTAGTTTTTGTTAATGGCGGCATGCACGTCAATCCAATAACTGGCAAGGTTGTAAAATCAGGAGCTAAACCAGAAAGGTTACAAGGTATTATTGATGCTTATAACAGTGGTGAAATCCGCGTAATCATTGGTAACACTCCAAAACTTGGCGTGGGTGTTGATTTACAGGTTAATACAACAGACATCTATCAACTTGATAAGCCGTATCGTCCTGATGAAATAGAGCAGCGTATCAATCGTGGCGTTCGTCAAGGCAATAGATATTCGTCCGTTCGTAGTCATACGTTTGATTTATCTGGCTCATTCGATGAGTTAAGCAACAGGATTATTGACAGCAAGAAAAGTTTTAATGAAGTATATTGGGGCAATACAGACAGCGATGTTGTTGATGTTTCAAACAAAGCACCGTCTGACCCTTTTGAAGCTGCAATAGCACTAGAGCAAGACCCTATTAAGAAGCAGAAACTCATCATTGAGCATAAGATTTCTAACTCTAATGGTGTATTCGCAGACTTATCCAACACTATTAAGCGGTTTAATAACAGGATTGCAGGTGCAGAGAGGTCGCTTGTAGATATAGATGAGGTCTTGGCTGGCTTAAAAGTTCGTCAAGTGCCTAGATATGACGGCATGAATGATGAAGACCGCGCAAAGGCTATTCGTGAATTTCATAAGCGGAATAAAGAAACTGTCAGCCGCAATCTTATCCGTAAAGATGAAGTGAATGACAATATCAAGAAAATTGAAAGCGACAAACTTGCAAAAGAAAATGAGCTAAAATCATTGCAAGAAGAAATTAAGCAAATCCGCGATATGTACATGGTTGAAGGCGAGGTGTCTTTAGACTTGATTAAGGAGAATGGGGCTAAATTCTCGAAAGGCGCAATCATCACAGGTCAAACCGTAGCCCAAACAGAGCAATCCCTAATTAAACAATTCGGTAGTGCTATGAAACGCGCAATCAAAAACGGCAAGGTCGTTGTTCACCGTACTGCAAATAATGTTCCTGATGCGGTTAAACGTATGACTGCATGGCATGGTTCACCGCATGACCATAATAGATTTACTACTGATGCAATCGGCACTGGTGAAGGTGCACAGGCTTATGGGTATGGCTTGTATTTTGCAGGCAATAAAGATGTTGCGGAGTGGTACAGGGAAAAGCTAACAGCAGGCGATGGCAGTGATATTAAGAGATTTTACAGCAGCTACGATTATGATGATGACGCTGGTTATGTGAGCAATGTCATTGATGAGCTGACAGGCACAAAAGAAAACTTTGAATCTCAAAGAGAACGGGCTTTTTCATTTTTTAAAAATAAGCTGAAAAAGGCTAAACAGCGGTACGCCGATACAGGTAAGTACGAACACCGTGTTAAAAAAATAGAGAAATCGTTGCAGATTTTGAATGAGATTGATTACGATTCCTACAACGCTGACAACAAAGGAAGACTTTATGAGGTCGACCTCAAGCCCAGTGAAGACGAATATCTGCTATGGGACAAGCCTTTAAGTGAGCAGAGCGATAAGGTTAAACAGGCGTTAAAAACTATTGGAATAAATGAAGATAATATCAATGGTAAAAACATATATTCCGACCTTAAAGACAAGGCTATTGATGGGTATGGATTATTTAAGGGCTATCCTAGAAATGGGGACAAGTCAAAAAATGTGTCGAAACTTCTTCATTCTATAGGCATTCGCGGCATCAAGTATCTGGACGGCTCAAGCAGGCAAGTTGCCAATTACCACATCACCCCACCAAGCGAAACAGTTGCGGGTGACTGGATGGTTAAAGGCAATGATTATTTAGCCAACGGTGTCCACTTCAAAACTGAAGATGAAGCAAAAGCATATATTACACAAGAGCAGGAAAATAATGCGAATTATAATTTTGTAGTGTTTGATGAAGCTGATATTTCAATCACCGCCAAGTATTCCAAAAACGGCGCAATCCAAGGCTGGACTGATAAAGACGGCACTGTTCATATCGTAGCTGAAAACAACGATGCGAATACGCTTGCATCCACTTTGCTACATGAGTCATTGCACAGCCACTTAGATGGCAACAGCAAAGCCAAAGCAAACGCCTTCAAGCAACTTGACAGAATGCGTAAAATGGCTGGTAAGCGCGGTAAAGTGTTTGACTGGATAAAGGCAGCAGAAGCACGCGCAGAAGCCGCAGGGACTAAGCCAGAGCATCTTTTTGATGAATATTTATCGTACGCTGTAACTAATTATGAAAACGCTCCCAGCTCAATCAAGAAATGGGTTGATACATTCATTGGTGAAATTCGTGCATTCTTAATTAAGCAATTCGGCTTAGATATGAAAATCACCCCTGCAACACTTCGCGGACTTGCTCGCCAGCATATTGCAGACATGGGTAAGGAAACATCTCAGCAAGAAGGATTAAGTCCTGTTTTTCGCTCTATGGCAGAGAACCACCCAGCACAAAGTAAGTTATCTGAGAATATCGACAAAGTAGCCCCAGAAGAAACATTATTGCAAAAGACAGGGCGTGTATGGCAGGATAAGATGGTTCGCTTTGCAGTTATTCGTGACTGGGTAGCAGAGCATGGAAAAGCATTATCCGAAGCCGCTGATGTATGGATGCATGAAGGTAATATGCACGGTAAGATTGCGGCAGCCACAGAGGATTTCCGCGAAATACGCATGAAGGATATTATCCAATCAACGCAAAAGGCAGGATTCAAGCTATCTGAATTAGCTGAATATATGGAAATGCGCCACATTCCAGAAGCTAATGCAAGAATGCGTAAAATTCACAAAGACCAAGACGCAACAGCCAATGGCATTACAGATGAAGAAGCAATAGCAATCACTGACAAATACGAAGCTATGGCAAACTTTAATGAGTTTTCAGCCTTAACAGATAAGGTTGATAGCATCATAAAAGATACTCGTAACATGTATGTGAAGCGCGGTATTATATCAAAGGATATGGCAGACTCTTGGAGCGCACTGTATAAACACTATGTACCATTAAAAGGTATTGGCGACAATGCTCCTACTGGCACTGGTGCAGGACTAAGCGTAAACGGTAAACAGAAGAAAAGGCTAGGGCATGGAACACGTGAAGAAGCCGTGTTACAGAATATCTTTGGCGACCATGAGCGTGCAATAATGGTTACAGAGAAGAATACCGTTGGCATGGCGTTAATCCGTATGGCGATTGAAATGGCTAACCCTAATATCATCACTGTAAATAAACCTGTTAAGAAGAAAGTTCTAACAAATAAAGCAGTTTATGCAGCTATTTATGATGGCAACATTCTAATGTCATTCCCAACCAAGAAAGAAGCTTCTGATTTTATCAATGGAGACTCGAAGGAAACTGGCAGAAACTTTATGAAGTATGATGTTGAGGTTAGCTATGATCCTATGGTAGCTATGATGGCATCACCAATGTTAGCCGAAAATGAAGCTAATGTTTATATTGACGGATATTCTGTAAGAGTGCAGTTGAATGACTCATTGCTTGCAAGGGCATATAAGAACTTAGGTATTGAGCATCTAGGCATGGTTCTAGCGGCAGGGCGTTCGTTTAACGCTTGGTTGTCAAAAGCATACACAGGCTATAACCCAGAGTTTGCGCTTGTAAATATGGCACGCGATTACACGGCTGGCATCATTAACCTTTCAGGTGATTATGGTATCACAACAACGACTAAGATTTATAAAAACTATGGCAAAGCATTGAAAGAGTTGTTTAAGCATTTTGTAAGTAATGGTGATTCTGCTATCGTGAATGATTATAGAGCCAGCGGTGGTAATACTGGCGCATCATACCTTCCAGATGCAGAGCGTATTGGTCTTGATATGACTAATTCATTCAATGAGTTTGCAGGTGCGATTGATACTTATAATCGTGTGTATAACGAAGTGATTGCAGAGGGCGGAAGCAAAGGTAAAGCAAGAATAAAAGCTACTGCAAAAGCAGGGCAAGCCAAACTTAGTGCAATCCCAGTTGTAGGGCATTTCTTAACTGTTATGCAACATGTAAACGCACTTACAGAAAACGCTTTGCGAGTTGCCACATATATGACTTTGACTGATAAAGGCATTATGGGCGACAAGGTGTTAAGTAAGGCTAAGGCAGCGCAGGCAGCTAAACGGTCTACAGTTAATTTCAACAGGAAAGGCGAGGTTGGTGCGCAAGCTGGCGCAATGTTCTTGTTCTTTAATCCTAACGTGCAAGGCACAGAGCGCATCTTAACTACCCTATTCAAAGGTGAGCATAAGAACCAAGCTAAAATACTTGTTGGCATGATGGCACTTGCAGGGTACTCGATAGCGGAAGCAATGCGTGGTGATGATGAAGATAGATGGGCTGCAATTCCTGATTTTATCAAGGATAGGAACATTGTTACATTCGTTGGCGAGGATATGTATTTAATGCCTATCCCTTATGGCTATGGCATATTTCATGTACTGGGAAATGTTATGTCAGATGCAGCTCATGGCGAGGATTTAGACAAGCTTGGCATTCGCCTTGCAGAAGCGATGTTCGAGAACTTTAGCCCACCAGGCAATCCAATTCCAGACGGTAATTTCTCACCATTACAGATTATGCCTACTGCGATTAAAATGGCACTTGGTGTAAATGCAAATGAAAATGGATTTGGCAGACCTATCCAACCAATAATGTACAGCAAGTATAAGCCTGATTCAGAAAATCAATACCGTAAATCAAAAGGCAGCCTTTATGAGAGCGTTGCTAAAGGCATGAATGAACTAACATACGGAAACTCTTATACAAAAGGCTATGTTGATGTGTCGCCTGAAAGCTTGCGTTTCTGGGTTGAGTCATTAACAGGGGGCGCAGGCAAGTTTGTCGTTGATTCAGTTGGCTTGGCTTCAATCGTTGCACATGGCGCAAGTCCAGAGTTAAGAGAAATCCCTATCGTTCGCAAGTTTGCTAAGGCTGATACTATCGCAAACACACGCGGTCAATTCTGGCGGGCAGTGGATGAGGTTAGAGATGCCACCAACGAGCTTAAGGGCGCGAAGAAATATGGTGCGGACAATCTTAATGATATTAAAGCTAAAATCGGATTCCTTGCAAAGCTATCAAAACGCGCCAATAAAGAACAAAAGAAAATTAAGAAGAAGCGTGATTATATAGATGATATAAATGCGGATGACGACTTAACCTTGAATGATAAAAGATTAAGGATAAAACAGGTTGAGATAGAAGAAAGGAAGTTATACTTACAGTTTTTATCAAAATTTAAGCTAGCAAAAGATAGACATAAGAATAAATAACACGATGGTTAAGCGTCACACCTTGCATTATAACAATAAATAAGCAATAGTTTGATGACTTGCAGTGATGCAACTTGACCCATAGAAGGAGCAGTACATGGCTAATGATTATTTTACGAATAGCGGCTATCCTCCATTCAATGCGAATGGCGATAGTGCATCAGCACGCGCAGAGTTCGCACTGGTAACGTCTGGATTTGATAAACTTCCATCATTGGCAGGGTTTGCGCTAAGGCTTGTTCGGGTAAATGCCGCTGGAACTGCGCTTGAATCGGTAACAGCAGCAACAGCAAGGCTTATGGCTTCGGATGGAACAAGCACAGCTACGGCAAATATACCACTTGGTGGATTTAAAATAACAGGGCTTGCGGCAGCTACAGTAAATGGCGATGCAGTGCGATTTGAGCAACTTGGCACGCTTAAGGCACATGCTTCTACAGTTACAGGCAATCCACATGCTGTTACAAAAGCAGACATAGGGCTTGGTAACGTAGATAACACAAGCGATGTTAATAAGCCTGTATCTACAGCACAACAGGCAGCCCTTAATTTGAAGGCAGCGCTAGATGCCAACACAGAAGTAATTCAGCTTCCAGCAGGTGCAGCAACAGAAGTAGCCGCTGGTCGCACAAACAGCATGAAGCGTGCGGATGGAAGCTGGTCTGCTCTTGTTAGACATCTTTATAATAATTATCCACTACAAACATGGGCGGAAGATTTATCATTAGGTGCTTATGATGTTTTTCTATCAGTATCACAAAACGGATTGCCAGCAAGTTGGTGGTATATCGAAGTCATGCGTCATTATAGTGATAGCGTCAATAATCAATATAGATATTTAAGAGCTACCCCGCTAAATAATACATTAGCCATACTGCCCATCTATCATTGCAGTGTTGTGCAGGGCGTGTGGTCAGTTTGGGCTCCTGTTGGTGATAATCCACTCACTTGGTACACACCTACGTTTGTGAATAGCTGGACTGATTACGGGGCTGGTTGGTCTGCCCGATATGCCAAAGATTTAACAAACGGCATAGTTTACATAAAAGGTCTTGTTAGGGGTGGTTCAAACACAATCACCACAACTATATTTACGCTCCCTGTTGGTATGCGACCATCTACCACTATTATGCTGAGCCAAGTAACATTAGGTGGGGTAGGTAGGGTTGACATACCCACTTCAGGTGCTGTGCGTTTTGTGAGTACTGATCCTCACACAGGTAACGCAAACGGATATTTATCAATTAGCGCAACATTCAAGGCGGGGCTATAATGAAACTTATACATAAATACGACTCTAAAACCAAGCTATACACAGAAGACGAACTGATTAACGCAGATGCGTCCACGGTTTCTACAGCAGCTAAAACCTACACTATTCCACCCAATGCCACTGACATTCAGCCTGTTGGCTTCCATGCGCCGAAATGGAGCGGTACTGCATGGGTAGAAGGGGATGTGCTGGCAAGGGATACGTTCAAATCGGGGCTTGTAGCTACACAATACCAGCGTGATAGAGTGTACCCAACTATACAAGACCAACTGGATATGCAATATCATGACATGATGAACAGCACAACAACATGGAAAGATGCTATCACTGCCGAAA